ATACACCAACTTCTTTGAGATATCTACGGTAAGCCATGAATCTTCGAAGAGAAGGTTGACCTGGAATAGGGCCTAAACTTTCGCAGATTTCACAGTAACATATCCAATCAAACCACGGGGTTGTTGAATCCAGTGCTGGTTGTGTTGTTGTTTGTGTGTAGTTCTTTAAGGAGTCGAAGAAGTTCTGGAGTTTCGTCCCATTCCCAAATTGTTCCATCTTTTTGCGTATAAGTTCTTTTAGTCATAGTATAAACTTTGTGTTTACTTTATGTAGTATACAGTATATTAATTATTTTATCAAGTTTTAGGTTTAACTTTGATAACATCCCAGATTCTTTGAAGTTCTGGAAATGTTTCAATAACACTTTCGTTTCTTATCTTATCAAATCTTCTCATTGAATCTAAGAACTGTGGGATCAACTTTTGTTCTTGATACAAATCAATATAGGTTATCAAACTTTCATAAAAAATTACAGACCTTTTTGATCTGTTAGGAACTAGAAAGTTGTCAATATGATTTCTTATATTTTCCTTTGCAGCCTCCTTTGTCTTTTTATCTAGAATCCAAACCGATTGTTCTCTTGGAGTTTGTAAAAAATTTAGAAAAAAGAAATCAATATTTTTCATTAATCCACTAGTATAAAGATATTGATGTAAATTAACAACATCAAAAATATTTAAAGCTTGAACAGTACAATCAAAGTGTAATTCATGGGTGCGTTCTTTGTGTTTAAATCTATTTCTAAATTGTTCCGCATGTGATATAAATCTATCCCACTTAAATCCTTTTCGTATTAACTCTCCTCTAGCACCTACACCATCAACACTAATATGAATTTGAACATCTCTACTGAACTGATCCCATAGATCAAAAATATGTCTACCTTTATACACAAGGTTACTAAAATTACTATTATATGCTATTGTTACCTTATTATTTCTACGCAACTCAATAACTTTATCAAGTATTTTCCAGTGTTCATCAATAATTAAAGATTCTCCACCAGAAAAATATAAGTGATTAACCATTCCGAGATATGGTTCTACCTCTTCGTAAGTTTTTTCAGATGCATTCCATCTACCAGAAATTTCTCCAAATTTTTCCAACTCAAAACTAGAACTTGAAGTTTCACTACACATTCTACATTTAAAGTTGCATTTACTACTCAGTTTCAGATCCCACCAAACAAATCCAGGTTCATTTACTGTGTAATCATCATTAGTACCATAAACAAATTTTTTATACAAATGAAATAAATCTCCATTAAAATCTTGCCTCAAAGAACTTTTTCCTGCGGCTTGATTATTATAACATACTTGACAACTTTCATTTGGTATTCCATTTATCATATCTTCACGAAGTTTTTTTATTGGTTCATCATTCCAAATTTCCCATAAAGATTTTTCTTTAATATCACCATAAGTATATTCAGAAACACAACATGGTTTCACTTCTCCATCTTGTCTAATGTCTAAACACATCCAAGGCGCAACACAAAAAACTTCTCCGTAAAGATTAATTTTACTTTTATCAATCATTGCGTAAAATACTCTCTAATTCAGGAAAAACTTCTAAAGAATTCTCATTCCGTATAATATCTAATGTGGAAACATAGGACTTGAAAGTGGGAATAAAATAATCATTTTTCTCAGTGGATAAAAGTTTAAGAATTGACATATATTGTTTAATAGATTTTTCGGCTTTTGCAGGCACAAGATAATTGTGAATATGATATTTAATCTTTTCACCCAAAGATTTTCTTAATTCAGAATCAAGAATGGTAACAGAGAGATACTCTGGAGTATGAAGCAAACACAAATTAAAGTCATCCCAACTATTAATTATACCTCTTAAATAAAGTTCTTTCTGAGCATCCATAGAATGAAAACAATTCAAAGCTTGAATGACAAAATTAATTGATACACTTTTGCGAGGAAACTTACTCCTAAACATTTTAAAGTTATCTAAAAACTTTTGCCAATCAAATCCTTTCCTAATTAACTCACCTCTTTTTCCTGCACCATCAAAACTTATTGACAGATGTAAATTCGGAAATTTTTGCCACAAATCTAAAACATTATTATCTTTATATTTTAAAGTACTAAAATTTGTATTGTATGATATTCTAACATCTTTATTTCTACCCTTTTCAATTAGTTTGTTCATAATTTCATAGTGATGATCTGCAATTAAAGGCTCACCACCAGCAAAATATATTTCTTCAACAATATCATATAATGGTTCGATATCTTGACGAACCATATCTATATCAATTTTTGGATATTCACCTTCAATGTTGAATTGTTTTCTCATTTCTTGTTCCCAAGAACTACTATATCCAGGTCCACACATTCTACATTTGAAGTTGCAGATATTAGTTAATCTAAAGTCCCAATAAACAAGATTGAATCTTTCAAAAGTTCCATCTTCCTTTGTCTCTTTAACATACTTATAATTATTAGCGTAAAGATTATTAAAAGTTTGTCTAGGAGATCCATGGCCTAGTTCTTCTTCTTTATAACATGTAGTACAATAATTTGACTTTTTGCCAGCCATCATATTCCTACGAAGTTCTCTCATGTTTTCATTATTCCAAATCTCCTTAAGAGATTCATTCATTAGAGAACCCATTCTAAAATCTCTTGGGGCACCATTACATTCGGAAGCGATAACCTCTAAGGTTGATTCCCCAATACCATTATCAGAAATATTTTCCTCTACCTCACATAAAGGCATCAAACAACATGGGTAAACATCACCGTTAGGCCCTATGTTCATATGAACCCAAGGAGCCATGCAAAAAGTTTTATTTTCTTTGTTCATTGGTTTCTCTCTTTTTTGGATTTGATTCCATGCCAAACTTCATCATCTAACCAATATTGATCAACATATTTAATGTATTTTTTATTTGGATCCTCACTGATAAATTTAAAAATGTCGGGATTATTATAATCGATTGGGAAATCTAAGAGTTCACCCACCCACTTCAAATAATATTGTCTATGTAAAAAGAATGCTTCATTGTCTAGAAAGTGAACTTTAAATCCATTTCCAATGATATTATTTTGATAATAATCCATTGCAATAGGTAAAGTTACTTCACCACGAACTCTCTTTTGTTGTTCTGAGTTGATGTTTTGATCTCTTACGATAATACAAATCTGAACATCAATACCTAGAGATTGAGCCTTCTCTGCAAATTCTTGTACCTTTGGAATATATCTTACTCCATCATAAAAGAATGGGCAACTTACATTTGCCAACCAATAATCATACCCATCAAAATCTTTCTCAGATAATTCTTCTGGATTAACCCAATACTTAGCAAAGTATTCTTCATCACTTGGAACCCAATACTTATCCAACAAACTTTTCCATCCACCGACTTTAGGATGAGTGCTGAAGACCCTACTGAAGAAATGATTTCCAGATCCTTGTGGTCCAGTAATAATGACCAATTTTTTCATAATGACTTAAGAGGTTGACCAGTTTTATTGCAATTATCCAAGAAATATTCTTCTACATGATGAACGTACTTATCATTAGAATCATTTGATAAAATTTCATAAACTCTAGGATCATCCCAAGCTATGGGTATACCAACATTCAAACTCTTCAAGTAATCTTGTTTATAAAGATACAATAACTCATAGCTCAAAAAGATGGGATTATGAAACTCAGGGAGTTGTTTCATAAACAAAGGAAGAGTGTTTTCCTTTCTTAGACGGTTCTGTTGATGTCTAAGAATATTTTGATCTCTACCAACTACTACTATTTGTGTTCCAATACCAAGATTTTCAACTTCATTTACAAATGACATAATGTTTGGTTCCCATTTCTTTTCTTGAATACCAAGAGGAACACTAATACTGGTGAAAAAATAATCATGAGTAGACCAATCAAAATCTTTAAGTTTTGATGGTTCTTTCCAATACTCACAGAATGGTTCTGCAAACCTATGTGCTTCCCAATAATTATCAAGGAGCGTCTTCCACCCAAAAACTTCTGAATGAAGTGAAAATATTTTAGACCAAAGATGATTACCAGACCCTTGTGGCCCAGTAAGAATAATCATTTTTTTCATTTAAAAAATAATAAGTAAATCAGTCCTGGTATAATAATAAAAAATTGTGGAAGGAAGTTCAAAACAATTGAACGTTCCTTCCACTTTAATCCTACATAAGTCCAACCAGATGCACCAACTAGTTGTAGAATGCTATTCCAAGGGGTTAGTCCCAGTACATGAAACACCATTGCGATGAGTATTGTACAGGCACTAACCCACTTAATTATTTGTGTTTTATCTTTGCGTCTTCTTCTTTCAATCGAACTCATAATATAAAAGAATTTATATCAAACAGGAATAGCAGTATTTTTATTACTGATCTCAAGAAGATCATAACGCATTTGTTCCACCATTGCAAGAATACGATCTTGAAGTTCGGAAGCACCTTCTACAAGTTTCTCTAGTTTCCAACCACCAATATTTGCATGAAAACCTTCGTCTTTAGCAATAGCAGCATAACGTGAAGAGATAAACTCGTCCTCTACACACTCAGCCATTTCGTTCCATACCGCCTCTGCACGACCCTCGGCAACGAGTTGGTAAGCAGCAAGAGCAGCAGGGTCTTCAGATGCACCATACTTGTCTAGAAGGGTTGCACCCTTTGCCTGAGGCGCAGCAAGTTCTGCAGCAAAAGCAGCGTCAACATCTACGGGTTCACCAGAGATATGTTCGATAACTTCCTTTACCATACGGAAGTGTTTTGCCTCGTCTTGTGCCTGTTTGGTGAGAAGTTCTAGTTCAGTAACATCCATAGAAGCAGGAGCAGAAGCAACCTCAGCAGCAATAGCCTTCATATTCATGGCTTCATTTACCATGCGACCACGGAAGTGCTCTACCATATGTTCTTTACTTGGATTAGAAGCAAAGAAACGACGAACATTTGAACGAGATTGTTCAAATAATTCTGCGTTACCTTCTTTAATTTTGGCTACAAATTCTTTTCCTGTTAACATTTTAGTATTCACTTACAAATGTACCATTATTTATTGCAGATTCGAACTCTTTTATATGTGATTTCTTAATATAATCCATTCTTTCAACCCAAACATTATACATTTTACGAATTAATTTTTCGTTAACTTTTCCTAAATTCATTTCAGAATATAAGAGTTTAATATTTTCTACGGTATCATCTTCATTCAAGAACCAGTTACAATCCCACTGATGAGTTATTAGTGGTTTCATAAAATCCTTACTTTTATTAAAAATCTCCTCCATTGCATCCATATCAACATCATCATGTTGTGTCCTATAATCAATATCGCATTTCATATTATGCATATTCCATGAATGCAATGTAGGTCCACTAGGTCTAAATGCAAATAATCTTTCAATATCTGACTGATAACCAGATTTAATCGTTTCCTGTTCTCTTTTTGGTAGAGAATTAAATTTTTCAATAGTGAATGAATCTAAATTAGGAACAGAAGAATCTTCATTATCTAATATTGTTCTTAAAGAAATGAAAAGATCTGGGTTTACTAGGACAATAAAATATTTTGACTCAAATAATTGCACCAAAGGATCCTCAGGATCTTTTGACATTAATGTTCGTAATGGCAAAAGTTGAGGCATTGATACCTTGCTTATCAATGTTTTAGTTGAGTTAAGAGAGTCATGAATTTTTTTAGATTGATAAGTAGAAAATATTAAATTATTTTTACCTCTAGAAAAACTATGAAATAACATAGAAACATCAGACCAAATGGGTATTCCATTTATCTTTTCAATGTCAGCCATACCCCTAAAAAAGAATTTTATTTTTTCTTCTAGAGTACAATTGTCAAAGTATACTTCATCACTCATGGTAAGACAACAAGCCAAAAAATTAGCTCCGTCTATTCCCTCAGCACCTATGAGAATATTGTTAGTCACAATTTATTATTGATCTACTAATGTATCAATATTTATCATAAGGTATGGAGATACTTCATCTTTCCATCTTTCGCTTGTCCAACATCCAGGTGGGCACTCTTGTTCTCTTGATGAAATGAACTTAGATTCATCTTTAATGTACCATTTTTTAATGTAATCCATCTTCTGGATCCACACTTTGTACATTTCACGTATTACTTTTTCATTTAATTTTCCCAGATTCATTTCCAAATATAAAAATTTAAGTTGTTCAATGGTCTCATCTTCACTCAAGAACCAATTACAATCCCACTGATGCGTTATCAATGTTTTCAATAAATCATTGTCAGTTTTATATAACTCAGTTAAATTAAAAAGATCCTCCATGTTACTATCGTGATGGGATATAAGAGTATCCTTAACTTTTTTCGGTAATGATTGAAATTCACTAACAGTTATTGAATTTGTTATTTTATCCATCTTCGTTAACGGACCATCAAACCATTTTATATCTGGAATTGGAGCAAAATCATCATCCCAAGAACCTTTTATTCTGTTATCCTCTTCAAGTTTTACGCTTCTCAATGAGGCAAAAAGTTTTGTATTGACTAAACAAATAAAGTATTTGGATCTAAACATATCCGCAACAGGGTGTGAAATGTTTTTCTCCAACATACTTGTTAGTGGGTAATAAATCGGTACGTGCAATCTGGATATAAGAGTTTTTTGTTCCGACTTTGAATTAAAATCAAACTGATCGTAATCAGTATTGAAATCATTGACCCAAACATTTCTATAGTGAATATAATTTTCCGATTGATAAGAAGTTCCATAAAACATGAACACATCATTCCAAACGGGTTTATCATTCACTCTACTAATATTGGTCATATTTTTAAAATAATACTCAACTTTTCCACGAAGAGTAAAATTATTAAAGTAAACTTGATCACTCATAGTAAGACAGGCACATAAAAAATGTGCTCCATCCCAACCCAAATGTCCGATCAAAATATTATCATTACTCATACTAGTGTTACCAAAATATCTGAAAATGTTTTATCAACTACGATACTTTCACCAAACTTCTCATAAATCCATTCAGATGTAAAGTATTCCCACTTACATTTATTTGACATTCCAAACTCTAAGATGCAAGAGTTTTGTTTCATAATTTCATTCAACATGTTACCACTATTTTTATATGCATTGTAGTTTGGATACTGAATTTGAAATCCTCCAGCTTCATGCCACCAGGCATAACTAGCCATATCTGGACGATATATCATCATGATCCAGTCATCTGGAAACTTTTCTTTTATTTCACCTAGATAATATGACCACTCATGACTCTTGACGAGTTTACATCCATTAGGTTCTAACCATGCTTGATCAATATAATCCCCATCAAGAACTGGTTCAAACTCCATTCCAGGCCCAAAGTATGCACCTTTGTGTCCAGTATAACTATGATGATCGTATTCACGCTCAGGTGTGCGGTCAGAGGTATTCATACCAGACATCTTTTCTAATGTCTGGGCGATACCACTCCAACGGGATCCAGGAACTCCTGTAAAAAATATTCTCTTAGGTAACTTCATGAACCAGGAACAACTAAATGAATACTTTGGGACAAAGTGGAAAAGTAATTTAGATCAATATCTATACTCTGGATGGAACTTGATTAATAATGTTGCAGATGACGAATGGGTTTTGGATGTTGGTTGTGGACCAAATCCATTCAAAGGAAAGATCGAAAATTTGATTGGAATAGATCCCGCGTTTGATCAAGCAGATTATAAAGTAACAATAGATAAATTTAAGACAGATCAAAAATTTGATGTTGCCTTTTGTTTAGGTAGTATAAATTTTGGCCCAGGTGATAAAATTATATCAGAAATTAATTCTTTAGTAAACTTATTGAATCCTACTGCAAGAATTTATTGGAGGTGTAATCCTGGAAGAAAAGATCACGGGAACCAAGAGTGTCAAGAAATAGATTTTTTTCCGTGGTCTTTTGAGATTCACAAAAAATTTTCAAATCACTTTGGATTTGAATGTACTGATTTGAAATGGGATCATAATCATAGAATTTATGCCGAATGGGTTAGATCTTCCATCTTTAATTCTATATAAATTTCTGGAGAAGTATCATTCCAGTGTCGGATTACCCCAGCGACAATAAAACAATTAGTAATTAAATAGGTTATAAAAATTATTGTACGAATAATTGCAACTTGATCAGCAACATGATCTTTTTTATGAGCTTTTTCTCCCAAAGCTTTTGCCCATAACCTCCATACAATATTTTTCATGTTTGTAGATAGTTAACAAAATTCATAGTTTTGTGGACCGATAAATCAAAGTTGATAACACACCTGGTATTTTTCTTGGGAATACCACCAGCATGATAAAGTAGTCCATCAAAAATTACAGCCCTGCCTTGTTTAGGAGTAACTTTTTCAAGTATTAAAGAATCTTCAATACTTTCAAGAGTACCATTTATATGGTCATATTTCTTCTTAGAAATAATTGTATCACCATCAGAATCATTTACATAGTATAAAAATACTAAATGTGGGAAAGTAAAATCAACATGAAAGTGTCCATGATCTTGTTCATAATTACTTGGAACTTGTAAGAATGATCTAGCAGCTAAAATTGACTCAAAATCAACTCCAGATTTTTCGGAGATACAATAAGTCAGGGGAAGAAAGAAGTGAAAATTTTCAACATCAACTACCCCCTGACTATAATTTCCTAATGGATTACAAAATCCATAAGTAAATCCTTCTCCAGTTTTGTGGTTAACAATCGTAGGACTATAACCCCATTTAAACCCAGGACGAAATACCTTTTCTATAATTTCAGTTTGGTATCTTTTTGGGATTGCATCATCTATTACTTTAATCATATTTAATTAAATAAAAATTTTACTCATAAATTGATTCTCTAGATCTGACATATTCCAGTTCTTTCCATTGGCTGTGATAACATAAAACCAACAACCTTTCGTTGCGATGTAAATGGCATGCTTGATAGTTTTGACTATCTTTAGGTCTAACAGACACTTCTATTGTGACATATTCTTTATCTTTAAAATAAATCCAACCCTCAATTCCTTTTGACCACATTACATAATCATTGATTTGAGGCTCATACATCAGAGTTTCCCCCCCACAACTCCTTCATATTTAACAGAATTTGATTCACTCCAACCTTCTTGTTTACCTTTAAGATAAAATCTTGTTGCAGAAATGCAAATTTCTTCCGTGAGAGAGGTCACAAGACATTTTCCTTCTTTATTATAAGAGTCCCAAGTACCCCACCTTTGTTGTTCAACTCTGAAAGCATCATCAATCCAAGTATAATCAGTCATTAGATTTAATAGTCAACGTGTAATCTTTTTTCTTAAGTTTATGCCTGTTCAAAAACCTATCCACATGTTCTTGGCACTCAAACCAACAAACACGTTTATCTTTACCCTCCGCCAATTCCAAACGAAAAATAAAATTTTGATAGGGAAATTTTTCACCAACAGATGAAATCATGATTACCTTGGTTGTTCACGACCTTGAGTATAGACCAAGTTCATGAGCATGTCAAGGACTTCCTGACATTCCCCATAAGTTTTTTTATCAACATTATAAATTTGTTGATATTTTCTCACTGCAATCATCATTAATTGATATTGTTCTCGGGTAAAGTTCATTTTACTTAAATACAGCAGTTACACCAATTACTTTTGCGGTTGGATTACGAGCAAGGACTGTTTGTTTTGCATCTTGATAATCACGAGCTTCCACAATCTCATCAAAAACTTTCCCAGCAACATAAAGTTGTACTTTGCATTTCATAATTAATCTCTATCGTAATTGTTATTAGTTAAATATGCATCAGACATTGTGTGAATTACAGGACGTTCCTTTGCAGGAAAAACCGTCTTACACTCTGGGCATTTCCAATACTCCATCTCCCATGTGTCTGGATTTCTCCCACCTAATAGTTTGGAATGAAATGCTCCAGGTTCACAAGTGAACTTAAGTTCATCCGAAATTTCAGCATCCACAAGATTGTAGTTGCAGGAGGGGCAATTTCTCCATGAGGTTGGTTCGTGCATATTTCTAAATGTAAGTCCCATTGTTTTATTTTTCTCCAGCCCATTTAATCCACTTGGCATCTTTCATTCTAAGACACATTAGGAGAGTTTCATGTTCCCTATCATATAAGTTCCAATCATTTTTAACCTTAGCATTATACCTTCTTTGATGAGCACAACACCAAACATTAAAATAAATTTTTGCCTTTTCAGAAAGAGCCATCACCTAGACGTTCAAAACAAACACTATTAAATTTACCTTCCACACCACGAAGAATCAGTTTAGTATGGGAAGATTTTACAATCATATCCTGTACATAATAAACTCCATTAACCATTAGAAGGTTTTCTGGATCACTATTATTACCCCAGTTTATTTGTTCCCGAGTGCATCCAATAAATTTTACAAAGTCACCTACACGAATATTCTCAAAAGAAGTAGAATACCTAATTTTTTTCAGATCTTTCATTTCAAACCCTCTACTTCATTTGCAAGATTTACAACGTCCTCAGCAGAAAGAACTTTCATGTTATTTTGTGTACTATAAAGAGTAACATACTCTAAAGTAGAACGAAGAATCTGAGCAACTAGTTTTTCTTCTGTGTCTGCACCAGAATTTCTACATTCCCAAATTTTATCCATTAAGAACTTTGCACGGTCGCTCATTTCTAATTTTACGTCTCAAGTGAATTTTAACACAGATGATCCTTATGTGCAAGAGGTAGAATTTTGATACTCTTCAACTATTTCCAAAATACGATGTGACGTTCTTTTAGCCTCCTTTTCATTCCAACTATCATTAATGATAGTGAATTGATATAATTCATTTGTGATTGCATCGATTAATTTGTCATACTTTGTCATTTTTAAACTCCCTTTGCAATTCTTCAGCCATTTTCATGGCTCTTCTCCACATTAAATATTTTACAATTGGATTTCTGGGATTGTTTAAGAACCACCATTTTTTAATTTCGTATTGTTGTTTTATTATTAAAGTAATATAATAAAAAAATTTTGCAACACTATCATCAGTAACGATGAAGTATGCAAAAATTGCAAATACAAAAAGTAAAAAATATTGATAACTCATTTCAATACCAACGAAGAGTTTTCAAATGTTCGAGAATTACTGTTCTAACATCCATGAGTTCGTGGTAACACTTTTGATCATGTGCTTGTTGTCTTAGGTCGTTATCTGGTCTATGAACACTTTCAATGAACAAATCCAAACCTCGATTCCATTTATCTTTTTTAGATTCGCCATCATTTACTATGTAATCATTCATGATACTTGCTCCAAACCTTCTATAGAGGATACTGGTACTTCGTGTTCTGCGATTCTGTAATAATGTTCACCTTCTCGTACACCAAGATATTCAATATCATCACAACTATGTTCTCTCATCCAAGCTTGAAGACGCAGATGCATCAGTTCAGAACTATTTGGAACTTTCATATTAAATCACTAAACACTCAGTAATTATAAGTTATTTAGCCTATTTGTCAAGTTGAAGAAAAATTTATTGATTCAATTCTTTCCATATCTAAGAATTTGTCAGCAAATCAATAATAAGAACTGTTCTTGGTAATGATAGAGAGTTTTCTATTCTACGTGTTGTGGAAGGCCAAAAACAATAAAATTGATTATTTTCAAATCTTTTTGTTTCAGGTTCATCAGAAAATTGATCTTTCATTTGAATAATAGATTCTCCGTTATCTTCTACAGGAACATCCAATCCCCAGAGAACACGAAGGGTGGTAACACCATCAAAAATATAATCATCATCATTATGCCAATCCAATGAAATTCCAGAATCTAAAATGTTTATTCCACAAACACTTAGGGTCTCGATTTCTTTTAAGGTTTCTGTTAGAACTGGTAGGAAGTTAGAATTTCTATTGTAGAGATAATTTCCATAAAGGATCCCTGCCATATGCCATCCTTTTTTATCAGTTTTTTTCGGAGCAGTAAAATAACTTTCTACTTCGATCAAGTATTCCTTTCCACACTCATCAATACTTTTAGTTTGTTGTTCCGTAAAATCTTTAAATTCCAATTTATCTTTATTTGAAAGATACTCGTCTCTAATAAGATCATATCTATCAGATAAGAGTTTTAGTTTCGGGTTAAAGAAATTATAATCTATAAAAAAACTCATGATTTATTTTTTACAGGTACGTATTCAACTTCGGTTTTCCATTTAAATCCAGGAGTTTCCCAAGTTTGATTATCATTAAAAATTTTATTATTATTTACTCTCTCTTCTTCAGTAATTTCAGATTCTTCTGAAGGAACTAGATCTGAAAACGTATTTCCCGAATACAATTCATCTATCTTTGAACGTTCTGGATAGTATTCTAAGAGAGATTTTGCAGACAATCTAATTTTTTCGGGAAGTTCTGGATACTTTACTTCATCTAAAAGTAGTAATAAAAACTCTCTAGTAGCTAGAAGAGAGTTATGTTCTTGTTGAGGCAAGGTCATAAGTCATCTAGAATACTGTTCTATTATGAATAGTACTTCATCTAAGTACTTATTGGCAAGTTCTTTTTCTCCAGGATATCTATTTTCAAATTGAAGTTGATGTTTCAACTTCAATACTCTAATTTTAAACTCATCTCTCTTCAACTGATTTTTTGGCATAAAAACACAACATCAGATATTATATATGATAGTTATTTTTGATTTTTCTTTTTGCAAGCATCTCTAGCCCATGCACGAGAAAGGCTATTTACATATGAACAAGATTTTAGCTTCTCCCCACAGTAAGGACATTGTGCGTCTGGGGGATCTTTTAAATATCCTTCAGGCGTATACATCCTTTTCTTTTTTTGATTCTCTATCTGTTTATATTTACGATAGTTCATACCCTAACTGGTTCTGCCTGACTCTCTGGGAGTTTAATTTGGGGTAGTTCTTCTGGTTCACGAACTTCCCAAGAACCACCAACACCACCATCCATATTCACCACAATTTCATTGGTTGGTAGTGATTTAGGAACCTCAACATCCACAACAGGGCCCATAAGGAATTTATTGCGAGTATAAGTTCTGTTTTGTGGATCCAAAGCAACCATAGAGAGTGCATCCATTTCTTCACCACAATCTAAAAGTTTCTTTCCAGTACGTTTATCCAACACTGAAAAATATTCTTCATTATACTTTTTCATTTTAAAATCCTTTGCTTTTTGGTTTCTTTTCTTTGTGGTCTAGTACTTCAACATGAGATAACATTTGATTTGGAGATTGAAACCAAGTCACTTGGACATCTTCATAGTTATCAAAGACAACCGATTTCCCATTTGCAAAAACTAATTTGTAGTCATGACGAATATACGGTTCATCTGATGTCTGTTTGAATGATTTAATTTCGCTCATTCTTCATAATGATAAGTTTACCAGCAATAAGTCCGTAAAACATTTCACACATTTTATCGTTACCACACTCTTTAAGTTTCTCCTTAGATAGAGAAATAAGTGCATTGAGTTCTTCTTCGTTAAGATTCCAATTAGTAAGATTGTGTTCAGTTACTTTCATGTTCTCAGATGATCTGTAAAGTTGTGGCCAAGTGTCTCTAATAATCTCAGCAAGTTTGTAAGGTGTTTCCGAATTAATCATTAAAAAAGGAGGGTTCCCCCTCCTAGTATATTATAGAGCGTTACCTCTCGGCAAGACCTCCTCAGGAAATACAAACTGTTCATGAGGTTGATCTACTGGAGCCATCCAAGCACGAAGTCCTTCGTTTAGAAGAATGTTCTTGGTGTAAAAGGTTTCAAATTCTGGATCCTCTGCTGCTCGAATCTCCTGCGATACGAAATCATATGCTCGTAGATTGAGAGCAAGACCGATAATACCAATACTACTAGTCCAAAGACCCATGACAGGAACGAATAACATAAAGAAGTGAAGCCAACGCTTATTGCTAAAAGCAATTCCAAAAATCTGAGACCAAAATCTATTGGCAGTAACCATAGAATAAGTTTCTTCCTCTTGGGTAGGTTCGAATGCTTTGAAGGTGTTTGCTTTGTCTCCGTCCTCAAAGAGGGTGTTTTCGACTGTTGCACCATGAATTGCACATAGAAGAGCACCTCCTAGTATACCAGCAACTCCCATCATATGGAAGGGGTTGAGGGTCCAGTTGTGGAAACCCTGAAGAAACAGAAGGAAACGGAAGATTGCAGCAACCCCAAACGAGGGTGCAAAAAACCAACTGGATTGACCCAGTGGATACATTAAAAATACTGAAACGAATACGGCAATGGGACCAGAGAATGCGATTGCATTGTAAGGACGGATACCTACCAGACGAGCAATCTCAAACTGACGAAGCATGAAACCTATAAGAGCGAAGGCTCCGTGGAGCGCCACAAAAGGCCAGAGTCCCCCAAGTTGGATCCAGCGGACGAAATCTCCCTGAGACTCAGGACCCCAAAGTAAAAGAAGAGAATGACCCATAGCATCAGCAGGCGTTGACACAGCTGCCGTGAGGAAATTAGCACCCTCAAGGTAACTAGACGCCAACCCGTGGGTGTACCAACTTGTAGCAAACGTTGTGCCAGTAAGCCAGCCACCAAGGGCCAAATAAGCAGTGGGAAAAAGAAGTAATCCAGACCAACCCACAAAGACAAAGCGATCTCGTTTAAGCCAGTCATCCAAGACATCAAACCATCCTCTCTGCGAAGTTTGTTGTGAAAGTGTAGACGATACCATAGCCTCCTATGTCATTTCTCGTATTTATGTTAACATACCTTAACATAAGAGTCAATGAGTGTTTCTACTCAATTCAAAAGTCCCTTAAGAAGATGGGTGGCTTCTGAGAATCTATCCACATAATGAATTAGTTTAATCTCATCATTGTTCATAAATCCATTATCTAACATCTCATCTTCAATCCAATTTCTAAAAGTTCTCCACATTCTACCAACGCAGATAATTGGCTTTCTTTCTATGTGATCCACCTGAACCAACTGATAGATAAGTGCCATCTCTAGAAGAGTTCCAATACCACCAGGAGTAACTATGAAAGCATCACAATCCGCAAAGGTTTTAAGACGAGAATAAAAAGTTTTATGCTTCTCATATTCCTGAACATAAGGATTCACGTCTTCTTCAAAGGGTAGGTAGATTGCCTGTGCGATGGAACAAAGTTTTTCATCACCACAGACACTCATCGCACCTTTATTCGCGGCCTCCATCGTTCCAGGCCCTCCTCCAGTGACTACAATCCATCCTTGTTCCGCGATATTGCGTCCAAGTTTCTCCACAGCATTATAGAGACCAGAATCTGATTTAGTACGAGCAGATCCAAAAATTGCTACTTTTTTCATATTTGTTTTATAAACCATTAATAGTTATACTTATCCCCAATAGATTAAACTGAGTGTAAATATAACAAATATAAGAACTGTAAATATCATAATTCCTACACCTGCCCATATAACCCAGGGCTCCATAGGTTCGTGTTGAGGTTTATGAGACATAAAAAAAGAGGGTTGTTACACCCTCTTATTATATCAATTATTCAGTTTTATATCAACCAATTGCAGGTGCGGTAAGTGCAACAGGAGTGTTCTCAGCAGCGGCAAGATCAAGAGGGAAGTTATGGGCGTTCCGCTCATGCATCACCTCTAGGCCAAGACCAGCGCGGTTCAGAACATCTGCCCAAGTGTTGAGCACATGGCCCTGATTGTCCATGATTGACTGGTTGAAATTGAAGCCGTTGAGGTTGAAGGCCATCGTGGAAACACCAAGAGCGGTGAACCAGATACCTACAACAGGCCAAGCGGCGAGGAAGAAGTGAAGTGAACGAGAGTTGTTGAACGATGCATATTGGAAAATAAGGCGTCCGAAATAACCGTGAGCAGCAACAATGTTATATGTTTCCTCTTCTTGACCGAACTTGTAACCATAGTTCTGAGATTCGTTCTCAGTGGTCTCACGGACTAGCGAAGACGTGACCAAACTTCCGTGCATAGCACTAAAAAGAGAGCCACCAAATACCCCAGCAACCCCAAGCATATGGAACGGATGCATAAGAATATTGTGTTCTGCTTGGAAGACGAGCATGTAATTAAACGTTCCCGAGATTCCAAGAGGCATTCCATCAGAGAAGGAACCTTGACCGAAAGGATAAACAAGGAACACCGCAGTAGCAGCAGCAACAGGAGCAGAGTAAGCAACACAAATCCAGGGACGCATACCAAGACGGTAAGAAAGTTCCCACTCACGACCCATGTAGCAGAAGACACCAATGAGGAAGTGGAAAACAACGAGTTGGTAAGGACCACCATTGTAGAGCCATTCATCTAGAGACGCAGCCTCCCAAATAGGATAAAAGTGCAAGCCGATGGCGTTGCTTGAAGGAACTACAGCACCAGAAATGATGTTGTTTCCGTACATGAGTGAACCAGCAACTGGTTCGCGGATGCCGTCAATGTCTACAGGAGGTGCAGCAATGAAGGCGACGATGAAACATACAGTAGCAGCAAGCAGTGTAGGAATCATCAGAGTACCGAACCAACCAACATAAAGGCGGTTGTTCGTTGAAGTAACCCACTCGCAGAATTGTTCCCAAGTGGAAGTAGATCGTTGTGCAATTGAAGCAGTCATTTGTTTTAAAAGGGTAGGTAAAAGTCCAGGGGGTTCTGGATGTTACAGTATTTCCCACAACACCCTCCATTGTGGGTATGAGAGACGTAATTTATACACCCATAGGTCTCGGTTAACGGGTGTCAACATCGTTAAGAATTATGAGAAATCCTTAACATTTGTTTACCTATTTATCATACCACGGAAGAAAAGGGGTGTCAAGGGCTAAAAAAAATCCCCCTTGCGGGGGAAAGAATCAGACCACTACCGCAGGAGTAGTAGATCGGACATATTCCAGAACCTTTTCTGGAGTAGACCACTCATAAGGATCGGTATCTGCATTGTCGCGTTTACCATCTTCCATAAAGATCTGTTCAATCACACCGTCATTAATGACAGCAGCATAACGCCAAGAACGCAGAGCAAATCCAAGGTTACGTTTTTGAACAAGCATGTCCATACCTTGAGTAAACTCACCATTACCATCAGGAATGAGTTTAACATTAGAGATCATCTGATCTTTAGCCCAGGCATTCATCACGAAAGCATCATTCACAGAGAGACAATAGATCTCATCAATACCAGCCTCTTTGAATTCATAATACTTTTCTTCAAATCCTGGAAGTTGATAGGCACTACAAGTAGGAGTGAAGGCACCAGGAAGTGCGAACAGAACTACTTTTTTACCACCGAACAGTTCATCGGTGGAACGAGTCACAAATTCACCATTCTCACGGAACATAAAGTCCACGGAAGGAATATTTACGGTTTCTTCAGGAGCAAGTTGAGGCATAATTTTAATTAGAGTGTTTTTGTTTAAGTTCAGGATTTGGTTGGGAAGGAATTACGGGATTCTTAGATTTATTTTTGATGACAATAAATGCATCATTTTGATAAGATACCGTACCAAATGGTTTGGCCCATTTTGGATTTGCATCTGGATGAGTTGCAGTTCCTGTTACTGCAACTCCGCCGATTTCAACTGAAAGTTGATCGCCGTTTTCCCAAGTTCCAGATTCTACCAGTGTTTGTAGGGCAATAGAAAGTTGCCCCAACATATCATGATGAGGATGTTCAGTCACCACACACCAGGAATCACTTGGCCAGTTGCGAGATATGCACCAACAGCGGCTACAAATCCAATCATTGCAAGACGACCATTAAGACGTTCTGCTACTTCAGTAAATCCAAAGTTTTTCATTTTAGTTTCCTCCAAATTAAAGATTTTCTTCTTGTTCTGTAAGAATTACACAATCGGACTTGGGATAAGCAACACAGAGAAGTGCAAATCCTTCTGCCATTTGATCATCATCAAGGAACGATTGTTCTTCATTATCAATCTCACCAGAGATTACTTTACCAGCACAGGAGGAACAAGCACCTGCCTTACAAGAATAAGGAAGGTCAATACCTGCCTCTTCTGCTGCTTCGAGAATATATTGATCTTCGGGACATTGAATGACGTTTTCAGTTCCATCAGCGGAACGAAGAGTGATACTATAAGTCATTAGTAAGTTTTAGAAAGTTGATTTACAGAGTGCGCCAGTAAAACAAAAAAGGCGACACTAGTAATTGTAAAGATAATTGAAGTCATTGTCAATCAATTGTCAGAAGATACCGAAGAAGAACTTACCAGTGATAACATAAGAAATGAACCCAGCAATAATGCCGACCATAGCCCAGCGTCCATTGTAGGTCTCCTTGATTTCGTTAGGGGAATACATCCCGTAATTTTCATAATACATGGTAGGTTCTTTTGCGAACAGGTTTTGTTGACCACGTTCATTAGTTGTTACTGTCATTTCGTTTTATTACGAATTGTTACACAATTATATAGGAAAAATAAAGGGGTGTCAAGCACCCCTCAGTAGTATCCGATACTTATTTTGTCAGAAATTACTGACCGATGCGTTGGACTGCAAGTCGGGCACGATTCAGAATGCTTCCAGACAGAGGAACATAACCCAAGTCATCAGCAATACCCTGTGCCTTAGAACTCAAAACATAGTTCAGAGCAGCACGAATATCATTGGTCTTTGCACCATTACCAGTGCGGTATGCAAGAATCCAAGTCAAAGTAGAGATTGGATATGCATTTGCGCCTGAAGGATTGGGTTCTTCACCAGCAAGGTTGGAATCAAGTTTAATACCATTCAGAGCAGCGGCACCAGAAGCAGCGGTAGGAAGAACAAACCTTCCTGCCTTGTTTTGAATTGCTGCTGCTTGAAGACGATTTGCACGAACAAATCCAGTATTCACATAACCAATCGCACCAGATGTTTGTCGGATGTTTCCAGCAACACCTTCATTACCTTTTCCACCAACACCAACTGGCCACTTAACTGCCTTACCGACACCAGGGCCCCAACCACCAAAAGCATCCAGAGAATTGGTAAATGCATAAGTGGTTCCAGAACCATCAGAACGATAAACAACTCTCATTTGGCCTGCAGCACAACCAACCTGTTTCCAGTCCTTAATACGACCAGAGAAAATATCAACAACTTGTTTTTGAGTCAGTTTCAGATTACAACCAGGTTTGTTATAAGCAACAGCAATCGTCCCACCTACAGCAGGGATTTGAACGACACCACGACGAACCTTTGCTGCTTCAGATGCCTTGATAGGTTCATCGGAAGCACCAAAATCAACCGTTCCAGCAACAAACTGACGGACACCAGCGCCAGAACCGACTGACTGGTAGTTTACACGATTACCAGTTTGACGGGAATAATCTTGGAACCAACGTTGATAAATGGGTGCGGGGAAAGTAGCACCAGCACCATTAATTGTTACACTAGCAAGAGCCGCTACAGGAGCAGTAACAGCAACAATAGAAATAATTTGAGTAGCGAGTTTCATAAAAATCAAAAAACTACGTAAAGAATTATACCAGATGAAGATTAAAAGAAAGTTAAGTGTTAAGGAATCATAAAAAAACCACCCAAAAAATGGGTGGTTCCACTCAGGATGTGAGTAGTTATCAGAAGGTGAACTTCGTCTGGATCACACCACCAACATTGCTGGAAGCACCAGAGAATGCTTGGTTGTTGGAAACATAGAAGATCGCAGGAGTGATGGCGATGTTGTCGCTTACACGATACTTGTAGAACACTTCCCACATCGTTGCGTTTGCAGAAAGTCCCTGAGCATTGCCAGGTTGACCCACAGCAGCACCGAAGGCATTACCCTTAGCAAACACATCACTCCACTGAAGACCTGCCATCCAGGTTTGGGAGTTGGTTGCGTTGTTAGGAGTAGAAGGCCCTGCAACATAGTTCCAACCATAAGCAGCAGAAACAGAAGGAACCCAACCACTCTGCAGAGGTTGCCAGTAAGCATTAATTGCATAACCGTTAGAACCTTGATTTGAACCAAGAGTTCCAGTAGCACCATTCAGACCGTTATAGGTACGGAGACGAGTACCTTGAGTACCGTAACGATAACCGAAAGCAACACCCCAGTTAGGAGCACGATAACCAAGTTGTGCAAGGGTGTTCAGACCACCAGTGGAGTTAAATACACCAGTTTGGCTGTTGTCACCATCTTGAGCAACATAGTTCAGACCAGCAACGATTCCACCTTTCTTACCAGGTTGGACATACTGAATACCGAAACCTTGACCAGTTGCCTTGTTATAAACACCAGGAGCACCAGCAGTAGTGAAGAAGTCAAGGATCTCAGAGCGATATGCAGTAGGAATCCATGACATCTCAGTGTTACGAACCAGAGCACCAGCAGTAAGAGTCACACCCTTAGCAAGAGCAGGGAAACTGTAGTAGAGACGGTCAATGATTACACCATCAGCAGTGGTTTCAGCCTTATCCAGTTTGAAGAGTGAACCAGAGGAACCGAAAGGTTGACTGGAGAAATTACCACTACGCAGACGAGTGCGGAGCAGATCCTTACCAGTGAACGAGGTATCAAAGTTCAGACGGAGATCATAGTTGAAAGCAGTGTTTCCAACTTGATTACCATTTGTAAGATACGCATTATTCACGCCACCAAGAACGAAATTCGCTTCACCTTTCAGTTTGGTAGTGGTGGAGAACTGTTGCGCTTCCAGAACACCAACTTTCTGTTCCAGTCCGTCAACACGTCCACGAAGGACTGCGAGTTCTGCTTGGAACTCATTCAGAAGACGGCGAAGTTCATCAGTGGTTTCCGAGACACGATCAAGGCAGGCATTGAGAAGTGCAGCAGCCTCAAAACGAGTCATTGCCTTACCACCAACAAAAGTACCATTGGGGTAACCTGCAACGCAACCATAACGCTCGATCAGGTTGGAGAGCGCCTGATATGCCCAATCGGTAGGCTTAACATCAGAAAATTGAGTAACACTCGTAACCTGTTCAGAAGTTGAGTATTGGTTGACTGCAACCATATTCAGATCTGCGGCATTCGCAGCAGCAGGAGCAACCATTCCCAGAGCAACAGGTGCAAGCATCAGTTGTTTGAGTTTCATAAAGTTTGTTTTTTAGTACTAAACGACATGTTGAGTAACCGTGCAAGTAATTGCGGCACGGCTACGTCAGGGTATTTATCTTAACAGTTTCTTTGGGATCAGTCAAGCTTTTAATTTCAAGACATGGCTATATGGAGTTTTTTCATATCTGCAATTCTTCTTTTTGCAAATTCCTCTTGAAAAAACGGTTGATATAAACCACCAATCAATCTATCATAATCAAATTGAATTCGATATCCCAATCTATTTGGTGCAGTTCCATTTTCTACAGACCTATTATGAAGAGTAATACTATTATCAAACAACAATAAATCATGATTTGTTTGATACTTATGATCGTAAATATACTCTTCCGTAAATAATTCCTCACTAATTTTAACCAAAAGTTTGTTACTTTCTTCTTTACTCATACCTTTAATGTAATCAATTGTCCATGGAGTATAGTGCAATCCTTTGATTCCACCAGGACTTTTAATTACCAATGGAAATTCAGAATCACTTTTTGGACACTGATTACTATGATAATATGATGTTTGAAGTTCATCATATTCTATCATCTTTTCTAAATGTAATCTATTTTTATCATCAAACTCTCTATGTTTAGTTCTAAAATTATGAACCAAAATCATCTCATCAAGTTCACTTTTAAATGATTCGGATTGTTTTTCATACCAATCTACAGTTGTACAAAACCCGGTAGAACTTCCCACCATATTTTCTACTCCCATCAGAGAAACCCCAGGAGTAAAAGCTAAACTACCACACTCATTACTATGCCAATAAAGTTCTCCATCACCAAAAAGTCCTAGAGATTGGCCCTTTTCATCTTTTTTAGGAGTTATTCTAAGCATTCCAGGGCATTTCCTATCAACAACCCACCTCTTATCATTTAAAAGATCTTTGCGATCTGTTTCATCAAGAAGACGTTTAAACAATAATTCTTTTACCGGTCTCCCATATTTCTCATACATTTGGAGAGGTTTAACCCAACGAGGATCTCCAAATTTGAGAATCAAATTATAATAGGTTGTATGATCTATTTTACTTCCACGAATAATGGTAACCAAAGATTGAAGATGAATTTTACCAATTTCCATCCACTCGTCTTCGGTAATGGTGTTTAAATCGACATCATCAATAAAAACACCAAATCTACCAAGACCAGGAATTTTAGATACTTTCATGTTTATTCTTGTGGAGGTTGAGCTTCAGAAGTTCTTCCCAAATATGGATCATAGTCCATAAGTTTTTCTAATTCCAAATCAGAACCACGGGTTTCCCAAAGGTTACGAAGTCCATCATGAGATCCACGATGGAAAATTTCAATATGTTCTGGGTGAATAGAAGAACCCAATTCAATCTTATAAAGGAAAAGAGGAATGGCAAAGGTATTTCCTGAATTATAAATTAGATCATCTGCAACTGCGCGAGGTTTGATATTATAATCAAGTTTATATTTATCACCACGACAATGAAATTTTACGATTTTTTCTGCATGATGACGAGTAATAACATAACATGCTGTGGAAAAATCATTTACAAAACGACGATGTAGATTTACATGTAAAGTTCCTGGACAAATAATAGCAAGTTGAACTACATCATAATCATATGGAAGTCGTGCAACAAATTGATTCCACGTAAAGTTCCAATACTTTGCAGTACTAATATCAACATCATCTTCCATAACAATACAATATGGGGAATCCGATGTTTCCAAATAATGTTTTAGAAGTTTGAGGTGAGAGGTTACACACCCAATCTCACCCGAACTCATATTACTTGGATACCTGCCATGAATAATGTCACTCAGATCATCATTTCTACCATCATAGGCAGAAATACGTTCATAGTTTTCGATATCCCAGTAAGAAAACATGGTTTCCATGTAAGCTTGTCTTTCTGGTTGATCATCCAAATTGATATAATAAATTGGACCAATACCTTTTAGTTTATAGGCAGATTTATTTTTATCCATAACAGCAGATTCCATCAGATAACTTCCCAACCCTCACAGTAGAGATCCTTAGTATCATTTTGAGAATACGCAGGACCAAACCACATCTTAGGTGCTACAATCTTACCAACGCCATTTTGCAACCAAGCACCCCACCAAGAAAGTGTAGAGTTAGCGATAATACCACCCTTACAATTAGCCATGATACAGAGATCCACATAAGGGGTATAAGATCCATCGGGGTATTTTTCTTCAGGTGTAGAAACATAGAAACGATCTGGTTTAAACAGTTCCTGTTCCATAACCCACTCGGGAGAATCAGAAACTACAACTACTTCCTGATCCTCAGGGAACATTGCAAGAGCCTGTTCGTAATATTCTAGTGGTTGTGGTGGATGTTGATCAGAACATTGAGTGTATGACCACTTAAATCCACGAGCATCTACAAGATTTGGATCACCACGGCGAACATGGAGAAAAATGGGATCTTTAAGTTCACTCAAGAATCCTTGAACAGGAGTAGTCAGATCTTTATGAAAGGTAAACTCTTTACGGATCTCATCCTTGATGTGTGCAAAATATTTTTCACTTTGGAAAAATCCTTGAAGTGAAACATCATTAGGGCACAATTGAAGTAGTTCTTCATCAAAATGAAAATGTTTCTCAACAACTACAGGAGCTTGTCCGCGATCAAGAATGTATTGATTAGTTGACTTGACTCCTTCCATAAGGAAACAATTTGCAAGGCTGTAATTATCAATTCTTGGTGTAGTAAAAGGTGGGATGCACCAATCATATCCTTTTGCAGCAGCAATTCCTCTGAGTGCTGCATACTGGAACATTTGATTTCCAAGTCGGCCAGTATTGCCAAGTTCATTAAACGCTAACATTTAATTGTTCTCCTCTTTTTTTAATGTAATCTTGTGATTGATAATATTTAACTAATGTTTTAGCATCCCAAGTTCTAATATTTTGCCAAAGATTATGATTATCCATGAACTTCGGATTATGGTAATGTGAGTTAAACGTTCTACCATGTTCAAAATGATAGACATCATCATAAACTCTACCAACTTTGCGACCAAAAGAATTTAATCTGAAATAAAATTCACAATCTTCAGCTCCCCAAGAAATGAAATTTTCATTCCAGAAACCTACTTCAATTTCTGTTTGTCTTTTAATCATTTGACCCCATCCAATAGATGAAGCAACCCTAAACTTAGATTCGGTTAAAACATTTAGATCAAAACTAGAATCTAAAAATTTGAACATCAAATCTTCAGAATAGTTTACAGCCCATTGATAAACTCCACACCCAAAAGGATATACAGCATCACACTGACCAGATTTGATTTGTGTATACGCAGAAATGTAACTACCCAAAGGAAGAACAATATCTACATCATGATTATAAACGATCTCAGTATCAGAAGCAACTAAGAGATCATTTAATATGCGAGTTTTATGAAAAAACTTTTCGTCACTTTCTTCAAAAATATGAGTTAGATTCTTGGTATCTGCATATTTTTTAATGACAGGAAGGGCTCTAAATTTAAATTTAGATTGAGTATCAACCTCTTTTAAAATAACTTTCGATTCTGGAAAGTTTTTTAATAGAAATGTAACAGATGTAACTACATTTCTGAGCCTGTCTTCTGACTCAATACGACAAGGTAAAAGGAATGTTAAATCGTTCATGTTTCTGCGGGAACTGGAGAGGGATCATTATGAATTTTAATCCAACGTTGAGGAATCATATCTTTCATGTTGTAGTGTGCATAAGCAGGTCCGAACCAAGGATCTGGAACGACAACCTTACCAGCATCATTCTGTAACCATGCGCCCCACCAACTCAGAGAAGAATTGGCAATAATCGCACCACCACAAAGAGACATAAGACAAAGATCAATGTAGGGGACTGAGGCACCATCTCCGAAGGTTTCATAAGATGAATCAGAAAAATGGAATCGATCACCCTGCAGCCAATCTTGACGTTTGCACCAATCAATAAGATCTGAAACAACAATCACGTTCTTATCTTCAGGAAACTCTTTCAGGGCTTCAATATAGTATTCTTTTTTACAAAGCGGATGGTATTCCTGAACCATCTGATAAGACCACTTTTCTCCTCTGCGTCCAGTTAGATTTGGAGAACCACGACGAACATGTAGGAAGATGCAGTTTTCTCTACCGCCAAGAGAATTAATATACTCCAGACAGGGTTCTAGATAATAACTCCTGAAAGTAAAATCTTCTCGAATACTATCGGAAATAGCTTCGAAGTATCTCTCTGTCTGGAAATTACCGGAGAAGTTTGTATTGTCTTCACACTTATTGAAGATTTCTTCATTAAAGTGCATGTCCCTGTACTCTACAGTTTTGTAGAAGGGTTCTCCAGTATTCTTTTCTATATCACAGTTAGTTAGTTCAAATGCATCGAACAAACCATAGTTGTCCAAACGATCAGCCTCTGGACCAGGAACAACCCAATCAAATCCGCGATTTGCAGCAAGACCGCGAATGAATGCGTATTGAAACATTTGGTTTCCAAGGCGCCCCTCGTTACCAAGTCCTTTAAATGAAACAGCCATTATTTACTCCACTCTTGAATAATCCAACGATCAGGAACAATATCAGAAGTATCTAGGTGAGTCATTGCAGTACCAAACCACTTCTTAGGATCTGGAGCAACTACTTTACCACGATCATTTTGCAACCAAGCACCCCACCAGGAGAACGAAGAGTTTGCAATAATAGCACCAGAACAAAGAGTCATCAAACACAAATCAACTTGTGGAAGAAGAGTATTTTGCATTTGTCCAGTACCATCAATAGTACGATATGAATATCTTCCATTACTTTCGTTAAACAAGAATCGATCTTGTTTAAAAAATTCTTGGGATTTACACCATTCTATATCATCAGTAAAAACAAAACATAAAGTATCATCAGACCAATTACTCAACGCTTCTTCAAAATAAGAAATAGGAAGAATGGGGTGATATTGTTCTCTTCCAATATTATCACTTTGTCGAATGTGAAGAAAAATAGGAGGAGTATCCAAAGAGTTAATATACTCTTGGCATGGCTCTAAATATCCTTTCTTGAATGTAAAATCTTCACGGATTTCTTCTGCGATATGATTGAAATATTTTTCTGTTTGAAAATACCCATCAAGGCTTACATTATCAGGGCATTCTTCAAAAAATTCTAAAGCAAAACAATGGTCATTCTCTTGAACATATTGGCCATTAACAAATCCAATATTACCTTCTTTGATATTTTTCATCTCAAATGTTTCGAAGAGACCATAATTATCTTTATGGTCATAAGTATCTGGAGGAACAACCCAATCATATCCTCTTTTTGCAGCAATACCTCTAAGTGCTGCGTATTGAAACATCTGGTTTCCCAGACGACCATTACTTCCTAACCTGTTATACCCAATCATAGTTTAATTGCAAATGTATTAACTTTTTCTGGTGGTTCCCCAAAGTGTATTTTATCACCATATTTACTAATTAACAAGTCCTCTACTTGTTTAATAATATGTGGATTGTCGGAAACGTACACTTCATATCCAGCATCCAAAAGATCTAAACAAAGTTTATATTGTTGACTTTCCGTTAAGATATCGGTTCCTTTCTTATATGAAATATATTCAAAGTGGAAAGGAAGATTCTTAGTATTCTTACCAATGAAATAATTTTTCAAAAACTTTGCATGTTCATTATTAAAATCATCAGTAGTTGTACCAAGATTATATTTCAATCCTAGTTTTTCTGCATACCTACCGAAAGATCTATTATCTCTAGGCAGACATGGACCACCGAAACCAAATCCAAATTTCAAATACTTACTTCCAATTCTAGAATCACTTGCAATAGAAGAAAGAACCGATTCAATTTCACCCTCAAGGCCAGAAAGAATAAGAACCTCTCCGATCATATTTGCAAAACTAATTTTTGTTGTCATAAAACAGTTAATTGCAATCTTAACTATCTCCGCTGATGTCGAAGACATGATTGAAATAACTGGTTTAGTAACTTGAATTTTTTTGTAAATCTCAGAAAGAATTTCCAAAGTTTCAGTATTATCTCCACCAAGAAGAACCATGTCTGCATGGGTAAGATCTTTAATTATAGATCCCTGTGCAATAAATTCAGGATTATAGACGACACTTACACCATAAGAACTAAGTTGTTCTTGGAACTTCGCACAATCTCCAGGATTTGTAGTGCATCCAACCACAAGAGTTTTTCCTTCCACATTTGGAGATTCTTGAAAATCACGAACAACATCCCATACAGAACTTACATCATAAGAACCATCTTCTAAAGATGGAGTTGCTACTAAAGTGAAAATAATATCACACTCTGCAATCACTTTCTTATTGTCAGTAGTTGCTTCAAGGTACTTAGCTTGTCTTAAGTGTTCTTGTACAAATGGTTCTGTACTAGAAATAATTTTTTTATTGAGGTTCTCTACATAATCCTCACGAATGTCAGAGACAAGAACATCATATCCTGCATTTTCCATAAGAAGTGCAAGACAAATTCCTAATCTCCCTGCGCCTATTAGTCCTATTTTCATAGCTTAAATGTCGGAATTTCAACCATCTTGTGTTTGTTTTGTGTATGAAACTTCTGGTATACATTAATAGCATTGGTCTGTTCTTCGTTCAAGAACATTGGATCTTCACGAAGACCCTTTTCCATAACCCATTCTAACATTGCATAAGAAGTGCCGATCTGATCTTCATCAGTTCTTCCATCATCCCAAAGACCATCTGTAGGTGGTGCAGAAATAATTCTTTCATCTACACCAAGATGTTCACCAATCATCCATACTTCAGTTTTATATAGATCTGCAATAGGGGCAATGTCAATACCACCGTCACCATACTTGGTATAGAATCCTACACCATAATCTTCAACCTTATTACCAGTTCCAACAACAATACCATTTACTGTTGTGGCAACTTGATAAAGAGTTACCATGCGAATCCTTGAACGAGTATTGGCTTGTGCAAGTTTATTTGTTGCAAAGTTTTCCCCAATATCATTAGAGATTGTCTGAAGGAAAGAATCATAGACCGAACTCATATCAGTTTTGATAAACTTTACATTACTAAATTTTGACTCCAACCACTTACCATGAGCATCAGAAAGTGACTCTTGATTCTCAAGTTGATTGATTGGCATTCCAACCACATAAGTTGGCAAACCAGTCAAAGCACAAAGAGTAGAAACCACGGAGGAATCAATTCCTCCAGAGATTCCTACTACCAAACTTTTAATTTTGGGATGAGTAAGACAGTACTCGGAAATCCATCCTACAATCCGATCTTCCAACTCATCGTAATCTTTAATGCGGTTCATGATTCTTTTAGTTTAGCTAAAATTACAGTGTTTTCATAATCTTTAGATGTAGTAAACTCAAATTGTTCGCTCATCCTTTCAGTAAACTTATTATAGTAGAAATCATTAAAGTTGACAAGATTGTAGATAATGTAAGCAAACTTAGAATTGGATACCAACTTATCATAATAATTTACTTGAGTATCGTAATCACACTCAGAAAGTGCGTAGTTACTAATGAAAAGATCGACATCTTTTACTTCTTCCAGTTCATCACAAGGAATAAATTTACACTTTGCATAAAGTTCAGGGAAGTTCTTAAGATACTTTTCCTGAACTGCAACAGCTTCTGGAAGATCGACTAAAATATATTCATCAAAATCACAGACAACACTCAAGGTCTTACAAAGTCCGCCATACCCGCCACCAACTTCAACTACACGACTAATAGGAGTTTCTCCTAGAAGAGTCGCCATCTCAAATACATTCTTGATGTATCGGATTGTAGTGGGAGAGATTTTACCCGTTTCTGGATAAGAGAACGTATCGGGAGTTCCGATAGTATCATTCTCTTTAAACGCCTCTAGATTTTCAAGTAGAGCATCTTCAGCCATTTCCATGGCAACTTGAAGATATTCTGCACCTTGACGAGGAGTTACATGTTCAAGAATATTTTTATATCCCTGAAGTGATTTAAATTTTGCAAAGATATCATCATCAGCAACTGCACTACGGCAAGTTTCTAGATAATCAATTGCAATTTTTTCTTCTGCTTCCCAACCTTTGTAAGTACTCATTTCCAGTAAGTTTCGTAAAGATAATCTTCTGCCACTGGCAGATTGTTTGCACGTTCAAAGTTATCCTTGATCGCATCTATTTTAGAATAATAAAGATCTGGTGTCAATGTAGAAACATCAAAGTCATCATCCAAGAATATAATACCATCCTCGTTGAAATACTCTGTTACTCCTCTACAACCATAGAAGATAGGGATTGTTCCAGTAGCGAAACAATCAGTAAGTTTCTCTGTAAAGTATGTATCATAGACGGCATTCTCTACGGCAACAGAGAACATATAATCCTTAAGACCTTCTTCTTTTCTTGGCAGATCTCTAAAACCACGACCATAAAGATCAACTTGATCCCTAAATTTATTCACAAATTCCAATCTTTTCATGTGACCAGGAACCATGGATTTATTTGAAGAAATCATGGAAACCAGTTTTGTCTTCTCATAGATTTTTCGTTCTTCAATCCAAGGAGATGCATTAGTCAATGCATACTGAAACTTTGGATACTTCTCACATAGTTCACGATCACAACTCAGAATACCATCCACCCTGGAAGCAACAAAGTCATAGTTTTCAAGAATCCAATCATAAACATTTTGAATAATTTGTTTTGATTCAAGAAGCCAAATATATTTTGGAGTAGAAGAAACATCTTGAAGAATATCAAGAGATCTCTGATTCACATACAAACTTACCGATCCAGATCCATCATAAACCCATTCAGTATACTTAGAAGTATTTTTATCTGAAGTAGATGGTAGAAGAGAATCGTTGCAATAGAGATTAATCTTGAATGTAGACATTCTTCATAGCCTCAAATACTTTTGCAATTCCTACATCAATTGTAGTTTTAGGGACCCACCACTTCATTAAATAAGTATCTGGTTTATTTCTCTTATCCAACTGAACACTATCCTTTTCAGTTGATGGTTGCAACTTAACATCATATTTACCAATTAAATTAAATTGACCCATAATCATCCCAGCAACATCAATGATTTTTGTAGAGTGGAAACTGGTGATGTGAAGATTGTCTTCTGGAGTAAAATCATCATAGTTTTCCATGATTGATTCAAGTGCATCGCAGCAGTCCTCTGCGTATAGAAACTCTCGTTCTTCTTGACCATCAGTAAGCATATCAATAACGCCAGTTTCAAAACCCTTGCGGATGAAATCTGTAATTGCGTGTGATTTTTCATGATCTCTTTCAATTCCATAAACATTCCAGAACTTAACAATCAGTCCTTTGAGTGATTTGGTATACAGTTCACCAACATTCTTGAGAACACCGTATGGGGAGTAACTCATATTACTCATCTGAGATGATGCAAAAATGAACCTCTTATTATATTTTTTGAGAAGTCCAAATGCATTCGCCATCAAACGGATGTTGTTATCAATGAATTGGAAAGTATGTTGATACTTTTTAAGATAACGAGAACCACCAACATCAAATGCAAGAAAGAATACAAAATCAGAATCTTCAATTACTCTTTCCAATTCTGGGTTAGGAATAAGAGTCATATCCTGATCCTTACCATTCACAACATCAAACTCATGAACTTGATGACCCTTATTACGAAAATATTCTGTTAGATAGGCACCGATTTGCCCACTAGAACCTAAGATTGTAATTTTCATCAGACGATAGTAATTTCGTGTGCGTTTCCAAAGTTGACAATACCAGTTCCACTCATATGAGCAATTTCAGTAACATCAATCTTTTCTTCGGGAATTTCATCCCACATCAGTTGAATATCGGGCCAACCAGGACCAATGTCATCATGAATCAAAATACCTTTCCAACCTTTTTCACGAAGCCAATTCATCATGACACGTTCCTGAGAACCATCATGAGGATCAACATCAATCATAACAATTGAAACATTATCCCAATCAATCTCTTCATCTTCCATGAAGTCCTGAATTTTCCAGGTAATGTTGTCTTTTTGAATCGAACTTGCACCCTGTTCTACCAGATCATAACTGATGACTTGGTTATTTGGATTATAAGAAAGTGCAAGAGCGGACCCACCAGTGCGAGTGCCAATATCCAGGATAGTAGTTTTATTGAAAAACGTAGAAAGGTAAGCATAAAGTCGATATTCACTTTGCCCCGCAGGAAGCCAATCATTTTGATTGAGGGACATGTCTCTCAAATGACCGACATCCAAATCTTTTACATGTTCTTTAATAATTTCAATTTTCATCATTCTTTTTAGCAATTTGTTCAGAAATCCAATTATAAGTTTTGCGAATACCCTCTTCAAGAGTTTGTTGATAATCCCAACCTAGTTTTTCACGGATCAGATCATTATTAGAGTTACGACCACGAACACCAAGAGGAGCATCAAGTTTATGTTGTCTCTGGACATTCTTACCAGAAACTTTAGCCGCAGTTTCAACAAGTTGATTGATGGTTACCATTTCTTCAGAACCAATGTTTACAGGTCCGATGAATTCGGAATCCATCATACGACGAGTTGCTTCAATACATTCATCAATATAAAGGAATGAGCGAGTTTGTTTTCCATCACCCCAAACTTCTATAGTCCCACCTTCTTCTGGAAGATATGCAACCTTTCTGCAAATTGCTGCTGGAGCTTTCTCACGTCCTCCTTCCCAGGTGCCTTCAGGTCCGAAGATATTATGATAGCGAGCAACACGAACGGGAATGCCATAGTTGCGGTGAAAAGCGAAATAGAGTCGTTCGCTGAAGAGTTTTTCCCATCCATATTCTGAATCTGGGTTTGCTGGGTATGCTGATTCTTCACGACAATCGGGATTATCTGGGTCGAGTTGATTGTGTTCTGGATACATGCAAGCAGATCCAGAATAGAAAATCTTGGTCTTATTAACACCCTTTGACTCATTTAGTTGTCGTTGAGCTTCAAGAACATTCAAGTTAATGGTTGCAGAATTATGCATGATGTCTGCATCATTCTCACCACTAAAAACAAATCCTGCGCCACCCATATCAGCAGCAAACTGATAGATTTCATCGAAGGTTTCAATGTAACGATAAGGAACTGACTGGTAAAAATTACCATTGTCTCCTTTAAATTCTAGAACGCGACGAACAAAATCTACGTCACGAAGATCTCCTTGGATAAATTCGTGTGCCTCGGTTGGAGAAAACTCTGGTCGTTTAAGGTCCACACCACGAACCCAATACCCTTCGGAACGTAATCTACGAACCATATGACTTCCGATAAAGCCACCGGCACCAAGTACAAGTGCCTTCTTGATATATTGACTCATATTTTGATCAAAAATAATAATCTCATACTATATATTATACCAACAAAAGTGAAAATTTGCAAAACAATCTATTTTATTTTGACGAAAAATATTTTTACAAACACTACAATACTATCTCAAAAGAGGATAGAACAAATCTCATAGAAGAATCGGAATTATATTTAAAAACTCACAGGAAAATTGGAGAACTACATCCTCCAATTATGGCTGAAAATTTTTTTACAAAAAAATTATTAGAGAAAGAATGTTGGAGAAACTTAACTAAAAGAGTACTCACTATTGTAAACGAATATTCTAAAAATTATTTACATCTCAAGGTAAGATTCGAATCCTGTTGGATAAACAAAGTGGGATTCTATGCAGATACTGATATTAAAAACACTCTGTATTTTGATGAGGATTTGCAGTTATATACAGACAATCATTATCATTCGCATCATGATGGTCAAATAATTAGTTGCATTTTTTATTTACAAAATCCTGACAAAAAATATGGTACTTTAATAAGAACTAAAAATGGATCTTTAGTTCTTGATGGAACTGAGAATTCCTTAACTATTTTTGATCCTAGATTACATCACACTGCACTTACACCAAATCCAGAAGTAACTTCAGTATATCCAAGATATGTGATTGTAATGACTTTTGTAAATTCAAATTAAAAAAGGTGGGATTACTCCCACCTCTGTCAGCTCAGGCTCGCCACTTGTTTTGAGTACGAGAAAACAAGAAACTCGGCGGGGTTTCCCCATCCACACCAGTCGGCATATTTAACGTCCAATCCGACGAGGACAGCATGGGTCATTGACTCCACCACCTAGTTTGACTTAACTAGGAAAAGCTAGTTGAATTAATTTTGGAATTTCTATTGCGGCATAAAAACCACAAAGAACTAAAATATCCCAAAATTTATACTTGATTGCGAAAGGAACTACAAAAGCATTTCCAACACATTTTACAAGTAGTCCAACTTTAGGATCTCCCCATAAAAGGACAAAGTATCCTGACAGTAGGAGAAGATTACCAATGTATCTTAGAACATCAGTTTTTTTCATAAAGGGGTTGCTCCCGACCAGTGCTGTTATAGACCATCCGTGTCTTCTTCATCATCATCCTTTACATAACATGGAACGCGATCTGGATCTAACCATTTCGCATATTCAATATCCTCCATTGCAGTAGAACATTGTAGACCATTATCAAAAAGATAAATGTCATTCCAGCGTTTTGTGTAATGATCTTTCTTTTGCATTCTATAATCAGGCATACCATTCAGTTCAATGATACCCTTTTGAACAAATCTATATGCTTCTCGTTCGAGGAGAACTTTAGGAAGTGTTTCAATCACGATACAAGAGCTCCTTCGGCTTCAAGATCATTGTAGATATATTCCATCAAAATCTCATAATCGTCCAAAGGATCTCCAGAGAAGATTGCACCATTAGATTCATAAAACTTACGAACTTTTTTGTAAAGTTTCGGATTCTTCACATCGAGATAGGAATCTCCGTTCGCAGCCGACTTCAGAGTTTGAATGTCTTTTTTGAATTTAGCAGTGAGTGACATCTGTTTGAATTTGTTTACCTTGTTATTATAGGGGGTGGACTTAGAGAAGTCAAGGGGGACAGTTTGAAATCTGTCCATGCTCCTTGAGAGGATCGAACTCTCCTGGGACCGATTATGAGTCGGGTGCTTTCACCAGATAGCTAAAGGAGCAAGTAGGACTGGAGGGAATTGAACCCTCTTCACACCGTTATAAGCAGTGGGCCTTAACCAATAGGCGACAGTCCCATAGGTAGGAGTGGAGGGAGTCGAACCCCCAACCGCGCACTAATCTGGTGCATACAGAAGGTATAAGCTTCTCGCTCTGCCAATTGAGCTACACTCCCATAAATTCAAGTCAATTGTAGAGGACTTGAAACTCTTTGTCAAGGGGCTTCGTTGTTTAGTTCGGTATATATTCGTATGAGTTCATCATCCGCAGGAACCATCACACAAGTATTTTTTCCGTTAGTTATACCTATATGTTCTCCGTTTTCCACTCTTCCAATCATTTCATCCCAACGTTCTTGAAATTGTTCCACCGTGCAGATTTCCATAGTTGTTGTATTTATTAAGTCGGAACGATAGGACTTGAACCTACGACTTCCAGCTCCCAAAGCAGGCGCTCTACCAAACTGAGCTACGTTCCGTTTTTCTTTTCATCTTTGGTTGAATGTACAAACATTATACCTAATGTAGGAACGACTGTCAACCCCATACCAATGATAAAAATTGATATGGGATTATTTAGTACAAATTCCACAAACTTAAATACAAAATTAGTATGTGGTTCCATTCCTTTTATGCAAATATTCCTGGGACATAATTAATTCTTTCACGAATTTCATCAAGAATAACACCATATTCTTTGAATCTCCTATCACCTGCGATGAAACGTCTTTGTCTCATCCAGACAGCATCAGCCAAAAGTTTTAGTTCGTAATCCGAAAAATCTTTGAATCGTTCCATTGGGTAACTCCTATCTAACGTGATGTCCACCGAACATATATCGCATACCATTTAAAACCTTGGCTGCGAAAGTGCCCAGATTGCGTGAATTAAATCTTTCATAAAGCGCAGTGGTAATGACAGGAGCGGGAACCCCCAAATCCACAGCGGCAGTAACCGTCCAACGACCCTCACCGCTGTCGGATACACCTCCAGAGAACTGTTTAAGCTCACTATTGCCGCGTAACACATCAGCAGTAAGATCGAGTAACCAAGAACCAACAACACTACCACGGCGCCATAACTCAGCCACCTCAGCAACGTCAATATCATAACAATAAGATTCTGGATCTGCCATTGGGGCAACCTCTGCATCTCCTTCTCTGACGTACTTAGCACCCGCATTGGCATTTTTTAGGATATTGAATCCTTCTGCATATGCTTGCATTATACCATACTCAATACCGTTATGCACCATTTTAACGAAATGACCCGCACCTGGGCCTCCACAATGCAACCAACCATATTCTGCAGAGGTTACGTCCGAGTCAAAGTTAGTTCTGGGGGCAGCTGAGATCCCTGGGGAGAGTGCATTAAAAATCTTTGCACAAGCGGCGACTGCAGTATCTCCACCCCCAACCATAAGACAGTATCCACGATCCACCCCATAAACACCACCGCTAGTGCCACAATCAATATATTGGATACCCATCTTTGAGAGACGTTCGGCTCTCTTCCGACTGTCCTTAAAATTGCTATTGCCATGATCAATAATAATATCTCCTTCACTACAATATCGTAGTAACTCATTGATTGTCTCCTCTACGGTTTCGGCAGGAACAACCATTTGAAAAATACCTGGTTGCAGTCCACCTTTATTATTATGTTTAACTACTTTAACAAGATTTTCAATAGTAGTTGAAACTCCATTAATATATCCCTTTTCATAAGCTTCTTGAGCCTTTTCATAATTTCTCCTATAACCCCAAACTTCTATTCCCGATTTCATCATACGACGGGACATTCCTTCTCCCATCCTCCCAAGTCCAATTAATCCTACTTTCATTCAACCCTCCCAAGATTCGTATTGTTCTCTAAAATACCTATCAACTTTATTTAAGTCATCAAGATAAATGTCACACATATAATTATGATCGTCACACCACTGTAAGGCAAATGCATGAAATCTTTCCTCATTTTTTATTGCGGAAACTCCATAAGTTCTAGAAAAAGAAGACATTATGAAATGCCAACACATATTTTCTGGTTTCATCGATTTTGTTGTTTGAGAACTTCCTCCCAATCTCTCTGAAAGAGTTCTAGACCCTTATCAGTCATAATGTTCTTATACATTGCCCAGAATACAACTGGCGGGATTGTAACGACATCTGCACCATGAAGAGCTGACTGTTCCACTTGTCTTACATCACGAATAGATGCCGCAAGAATCTGTGTAGATGTTCCCGAGTAATCAAACGCCTTACGAATATTTTTAATCAACTCTACACCATCAATGGAATTATCCATCCAGCGTCCAATAAATGGCGAAATAAATGTTGCTCCTGCTTTTGATGCAAGGATTGCTTGTGATACAGAGAACACTAAAGTTACATTAGTTTTAATCCCTTTATCTGACAAAAACTTACAAGCCTTAAGACCTTCTACAGTACATGGAACTTTAATAGTGACTGAAGGTGCGATTGTATAATATTGTTGTGCTTCTGAAATCATATCTTCTGCAGTGTCTGCAACAACCTCTGCAGAAATACTTTGCAAATTTTCAAACTCTGTTGAAATCTCTTTGATGACTTCCAAAAGTTGTCTACCACTTTTAAGAATTAGAGATGGATTTGTAGTGACTCCATCAAGTAATCCAGTTTCATATGCAGGTTTGATGAAAGAAACATCAGCAGTATCTAAAAAAATTTTCATGCAATTAATCTCCTATTGTGGATAAGCATTGTTTAGTCCCCAAAAAACAAATAATCCAATTGATAAAAATATACAGATAGTTGAGAAAGTTAATCTCATTCTCCTCCTCCTGATTTGAATCCGACTATATATCCGATAATCAATCCACACATGAATGCTATCAGTAAATAAAGTTCTCTTGAAACAAGTTCAATAAACTCTATCCATTCCATAGTCGTCATTTTCATCCTCGTAAGTAGATGGTTCTTCAAATAATTCATCCATCTTTTGTTTTAAAACCATGTCCCTTAATTGTTGCAAATCTTCTTCTGTAAGATTTATCATTTGTCCTTTAGTAGCTCTTCTATTCTTTTACGCATATTAATACTATCTTTTTTAAGATAGTCCCTAAGGGAATACCCCCTACTACCTTTAATAATACAAGTCCCTTGATAGAACATCGTAGAAGCAAATACCAATAATAAAACTATACCAATTATTTCAGGGTAATGTTGAGCCATGGCAGTAAAGGTGGAATAATACCAATTAATCGGAGAAGCCCCTCAGCAAATAAAGCAAGAACCACCCAGCCAACACACATAGAAATAATGGAAGCATTCCTATTGTGCCTTCGTATAGCAGCATCAATCATCTCCTGAACTTCAGAACGACTCACTAATTCATCATGTGATTGCATCATTTTTCGTCTCCAAGATACTTTGATAAAGGATCTTTTTTGGTTTTAACAATCTCACATGCTCTTTTATAGAACATATTATCAGTATTACCAGAGGCTTCAAAAGTAGCCTTAATCTTCACCCAATTGTTATAGGTGTGGTCGTCCATGAGGTTATTAACTTGTACATAATTATATAATAATCACGAAAGCTCTAACGTCAACCATATGTGTTCATATGGTAACACGGATTAAGCAAATATTAAACTAAAACGGAAAGGAGAGGATTCGAACCTCCGGATGCTTTCACATCGACTGTTTTCAAGACAGTTGCCTTAAACCACTCGGCCACCTTTCCATACGGAGAATGTTGGATTCGAACCAACGGAGAAGCGTAAACTCCTCAAGAACTTAGCAGGTTCCCGCCTTAAACCACTCGGCCAATTCTCCTAACGGATTTCAAAATCCAGTTTACGAACCTTGCGAGCCCGTCTGGATTCTTGATATGCAAGATCAGATGCACTTAAAACATCGGATCTCTTATTTTCCTTAATTGAGTTTAACATGACAACCTGGTTTAGGTCAACAGCCGTGATGGTGTTCCCCTTAACCATTGTCATATTATCACATCCACAACATACCGATTTAGTTGGATGTGACTCCAACTCGGTGTTACACACCTTACATCTTACTCTTAACATTGTTCAATACCTTAATTATTCTTCAGTAATTTCTTCCGTAGTTTCTACCTCAGTTTCTTCCGTAGTTTCTTCCGTAGTTTCCAATTCTTCCTGAACTTTCTTACTTGGTTTATCGGTAAATGATCTCAACATCCAAATAAATTTACCATGTTCTTCATTTAGATCATCAACTAGGTTTGTAGTTCCTCTCGATTTTTGTTCTTCAGCTTCTTCTGCAACTTGACCTAAAAGTTCTACAAACTTTTGGTGACTGGAAATAAGGTCACGAATCATTCCCATACTATCTAGAGAACTATTTGTTTCTGAAATATGAGATACCTCAGTAATTCTTGATAGAGTGGGTACTGGTTTGATATTTAGATATCTCATATGTTCAGTGAGACGATCTATCTGTTCAAACATTGACTCATATTGAGTTCCAAATAAGTTATGAAACTGATAAAAGTCATCTCCAACTACATTCCAGTGGTATACCCATGTCTTTTGAAAAAGAACAAATAAACTGGCTTGAGTATCTGAAAGTAGTTTAAAAAGTTTTTCCATTATACCAAATACTTTTATGAAGTATTTATGAGTGGGAGATACTGGGATCGAACCAGTGACCTAATCCTTGTAAGGGATCCGCGCTACCGCTGTGCTAATCTCCCGAAGAGCGGGTAATCGGATTCGAACCGATGAGAACAACTTGGAAGGATGTCATGTTACCACTACATCATACCCGCTTATGTACCAATCATAAACTATTTAAGTTTGATTGGCAAGTGCTCCAGAGAAGATTTGAACTTCCACGCTTTTTAAGGCGGCGGATTCTAAGTCCGCTGTGTCTACCGTTCCACCACTGAAGCTAAATGGGTATCGAGTGCCCGACACCCGCAGAAGACACTTTCTGCAACTTGCGGGGGTGATCAAGTCCCCGACCTAAGAAAACTCAGGATTTAGTGAGTCGGATATGATGATCCCGACTCTTATGGAAGACCCAGACATTTCCAGTCCTTCCAACTCCCCCAGTCCGACTCGAACGAACAACCCCAGTGTTAACAGCACCGTGCTCTGCCAATTGAGCTATAGGGGAATATAGGGGAAAGGAGAGCTCTTGGATGAATCCGCAGGATCACTTCCCCATGGAGAATAGGAGACTCGAACTCCTAACCTTTGCCTTGCAAAGGCACTGCTCTACCAATTGAGCTAATCCCCCATTTGGTGGCGGGGGGTGGAATTGAACCACCTACCTGAAGCTTATGAGACTTCTGTGCAACCGTTACACTTCCCCACTATTAAGGCCGCTTTTCACGGCACCGTAACACTTTCTTTACAGGGCTGTTATCACCCCGTCTCTCTATACTAGGGCAGTGGACTTACTGCGAGAGAATGCAACAATGTTGTTTGCGTTTGTTTTTTGTCCCGTCAACAGATACAACCTTACCACCCCGTCGAAACCTTGGCAACCCCTCGGAATGGAGTTGTGGGGAGTCGAACCCCAGTCCGAAGCAACAGAATTTGCATCCTCTTGAACATAGTATATAGTATACTAACCATATTCAGTTGTCAAGCGGAGAGTAGAGGATTCGAACCTCTGGTGCTGTTACACACAAGACCTTTCCAAGATCTCACCATAAACCACTCGGACAACTCTCCAATATAGACATTATACCATAAGATTAGTAAATGTCAACACTCTCTGCAGGATTTGAACCTGCGACACATCGGTTCGTAGCCGATTGCTCTAGTCCACTGAGCTAAGAGAGTAGGCGAAGGGCCAGAGATTTGAACTCTGATCTTCGGTTTTGGAGACCGAGATGCTACCAATTGCACCAACCCAACATGGTATCCGTGAGAGGATTTGAACCTCCAACACCCACCCCCTCAAGGTGGTGCCTCTTCCAATTGGGCTACACGGATATAGTTCCAGAACTAGGATTCGAACCTAGACGAACACCTTCAAAGGGTGGTGACCTGCCAGTTAGTCGATTCTGGAATGAGAGTTCAGGGTGGGATTCGAACCCACGGCGATAGAGGATTTGCAGTCCCCTGCATTCGACCACTCTGCCACCTGAACGAGAGCCCAATAACAGAATTGAACTCATCTCCTCTGTTTCACAAACAGATGCCTTGACCACTAGGCTAACGACACAAGGCAGTGGGTAGAATTGAACTACCGACATAGAGGGTATGAATCTCTTGTTCTACCACTGAACTACACTGCCAAAGTGGAACCGACAAGATTTGAACTTGTGACCGCACCCTTATCAGGGGTGTGCTCTACCACTGAGCTACGGTTCCAATATGGGTTGCTGTCTCTTCCCTTTACCTTTCCTCAATTCGCATCCCCAAGAGACGGGGCAGAGGTAATTCCGAGTTTTCACCCTACCGTATCCTAGAAATACAGGAGTGTTTCTCATATCGGGCAGCAACCCAAGTCGAAAGGGGTGGAATTGAACCACCGACACCAGGATCTTCAATCCCGTGCTCTACCATCTGAGCTACCTCCCGTGGTCGGAATGACAGGATTCGAACCTGCGACATCTCGCTCCCAAAGCGAG